TACAAGGCATCCACGCCCCGAATCTACTCATCGTCGTGGACGAAGCGGGAGGCATCTCCCAAACGATCGGCACCGCACTAGAAGCCCTAATGACGGGCGGCAACACACGCCTACTACTACTAGGCAACCCGCCAACCGACCAAGAAAACTCCTGGTTCGAACAAGCCTGCAATAGCGAACTCTACAACACAATCAAAATCGACGCCCAAAGCACACCAAACTTCACCAAAGAAAAAACAGGCATCTGCCAAACCTGCCCCAAAACCGTACCAACCCACACCATCGCCACCCACCTCGTAGACCAAACCTGGGTCAACGATGTCATCAAAGAACTCGGAAACGAATCCACATTCGCCCAAGCACGAATCCACGCCAACTTCGTCAAAACAACCACAAACAGAATCATCCCCTCACAATGGATAGAAGACGCAACCAAAAACAAAACCCCCGCACAAGACCCACGCATCAGACTCGGAATCGACATCGCATCAGACGGAGGCGACGAATTCGTGATCGCCCGAGCCGACGGCTACACCGTCCGCATCGTCCACACATCCACAGGCACCGCAAACACCAACGCCGTCACCGTCGCCCAAATCTGTTTGAAACACATTCAACAAGCCGAACATGACCTCAAAACCCGCACCGAACACCCGTTCGCACCCCCCGAACATCCGTTCGCCTCAGGGGGTGGGGGGGCAAACACCCGTTCGCCCCAGGGGGGCTATGCCGATATGGTGTCTGTGAAGGTTGATGCGATTGGTGTTGGTTGGGGGGTGGTTAGTTTGTTGGAGGTTTGGGGTCGTGAGGGGTTGCATGGGGCTCGGGTTGTTGGGGTGAATGTTGCTGAGCGGGCGGTTGAGTCGGGGAGGTTTAGGAATCAGAGGGCTGAGATGTGGTGGAATGGTCGGGTTTTGTTGGAGCCTGATGTGGATGGTTTTCAGGTTGTTTGTTTGGATGTTGATAGGAGGTGTTTGGGTCAGTTGGGGGTTGGGGAGTTTGTTTCTGATTCTTCGGGTCGGGTGAAGGTGGTGTCGAAGGGTGAGTTGCGGGTTCGTGGGGTTGGTTCTCCTGATCGGGCTGAGGCGGTTTTGTTGGCGTTGTATGAGCCGTCTGGTTTTCGGGTTCCTGTGGTGGCGCCTGTTAGTTTGAGTCAGGTTAATCCTTGGAGGGTGTAGTTTTTTTGGGGTTTTGGGTTTTGGGTGGTGGGGTGGTTAGTGGGGGTTTGGGGGCTTGACACCCCGCCCAAAGTGGGGTATAGTTGTGGTGGAGGGAAGGAGGGGAATGAAGAAAGGTTTTCTCGGTTTGATCGTTTTGTTGGTCGCCGTGGTTGTGCCGCTTCAGTTCGCTCAGACGGGTGGCAATCTTCAGCCGTTGCAAACTTTCGTTCCAGTCACACAAACGAGAGGAGATCAGCAATGACGACGGAAACTTTGGAAAAAACTTTGAAGGTTGGTGACATCCTGGTTTCGAGTTGGGGTTACGACCAGACGAACATCGACTTCTACAAGGTGGTCAAAAAATCTGAGAGTTCGGTTTGGCTCCAAAAACTCGGGAAAAAGTATCTTGAGCAAACGGACTGGGCGCACTACAAGGTGGTCCCGACAGACGAGTTTTCGACCGAAAACCAGTTCGCCAGACGGTACAAGTCGGGCGACTATGTGGGCATCAACCGTTACAGTGGCGCCTTTTTGTGGAACGGCAAACCCCAAACGGAGACGCACACTTGCTAGTTGACAATCCCCCTAAAAGGGGGTATAGTTAAATCGTGGGTAGGAAACGAAAAAACAATTAGAGGAGGGAACAAAATGACAAACAGTTACCAGCAAAGGGGTTTCGACCCCAAAGAATTAATCAAACAGATCGGCTTCGGAAATTTCCTCGCCATCTGCGGAGGTCGCTGGAAAGCCATCCAAAACGAGGAAGGCGAAGTAGTCGAAGTTGTTTTGCCTTGCGGCAAAGGCTACAGCGTGGCAATCACCTTGGCTTGGAATGACACTTACATCGTGCGCCGTGACTTCGGGGTAAAGAACCCTCGAACCAAAGGCGTTCTGACCGATGTTTATTGTGACCAAGTAGGCGAAGTCGCCTACCAGGCGAGCCTATTTGCGATGGGCAAGTGGGGTCAGCCCGATCTCTTCATCGAGCAAGCCGAACAAGAAAAACAAGTTTCCGCTTAGATGAAAAGACGACACAAACTTCTAACCAAATATTTGACCAAACGGATACCGCCGCTCTACTTCACCGAAAAACAGAACGCAGAAGCGGTGGCGGTCGTTAAATTTTTCTCCCCGTACCTCGGGTGGAAATGGTATGTCACCGAATTCGACGGCAAAGACACCTTTTACGGGTACCTCCAACACAGGGACGAATTAGGATATTTTTCGTTGAAGGAATTGGAAGAAGCGACAGTTTTCGGCAACATCCCCGCCGTCGAACGGGACCTGTATTTCGAGCCGACACCGCTCAAACTCATCCGCCAAAAAATCGCCCAATCCACATAGTTCACCCACCGTTTAGTCGGTGAAACAAACACCCGATGTTGTATCGTCTTCTCATGCGTCAACAATGGTCCCCTCTTGAAAGCGCCTCTTTGGCTTTGAACGAACTGTTTGTTACTTTGACAAAAACAGGTTTCTCGGAAGAACACGCATTGAGGCTCATCGCCTACATGATCGAAGACATGAAAATGGAAGACTCCGAAACTAACCCTTACTAGACGCCCTATCAACCGCCGTTTATTTTAGGATAAACCACAAATGGCGACCAACTACGATTTCCAAGAACTCGGCTCCTCGGGACTGCAACAAACCGCAGGCTGGGTAATAGACGAATTCATTCCCGATTTACGGGGGATTCGTGGCGCAAAAATTTACCGTGAAATGGCGGACAATGACCCCGTTATCGGGGCGATGCTTTATGCGATCGAACGGCTAATACTCGCAATCGAATGGGGAGTCGAGCCTTTCTCCGAGAAACAAAACCTGGTCAAAAAGAAAGACAACCAAAACGCCGAATTTTTGATGGAATGTATGCACGACATGAACGAATCATGGTCGGCGATGCTCTCCCAAATACTTTCCTTCCTGCCTTACGGTTATGCGTTCTGCGAGATCGTCTACAAAAAACGGGTACGACCCGACACCGACGACGGCGCCAAGAGATCAAAGTTCACTGACGGAAAAATCGGGTGGCGCAAGATCGCTTTGAGGGCGCAAGAAACCTTGTGGAGTTGGCATTTGGACCAAAACGGTTCGGTGAAAGGTTTCCGTCAATCGGACCCGTCCACCTACAAAGGTGTCGTTGAAATACCCATCGAGAAAGGTTTGCTGTTTAGGGCGACGAACGCACGAAACAACCCCGAGGGCAGATCGATTCTCCGCAACGCCTACCGTCCGTGGAAATTCAAACACACCATCGAAGAAATCGAGGCAATCGGCATCGAACGGGACCTCGCAGGTCTCCCCGTCGCCTATGTCCCGCCGTCAATGCTTTCCTCGGTCGCAACAACCGCCGAAGTCAGCGCCCGAAACTCGATGCAAGACCTGATACGCCAAATCAAAAGAAACGAAAACGAAGGCGTCCTTTTCCCGCTCGCCTACGACGAGCAAGGCAGAGAACTTTACAAACTCACCCTTTTGTCATCGGGTGGGACCAGGCAATTCAACACCGACCAGATAGTTGCCCGATACGACCAAAGAATTTCGATGGTCGCTTTGGCGGATTTCATTTTGTTGGGGCACGAAAAAGTCGGCTCTTTCGCCTTGGGCGCATCAAAAATAGATTTGTTCACATCGGCGATACAGCAAATCGCCCAAACCATCGCCGATGTTTTCAACGATCACGCAGTCCCGAGACTTTTCAAACTCAACGGGTTGCCGACCGACAGATTGCCGAAAATTAAACCAGGAGAAATCACCCATGTCGATTTGGGTGTCCTCGGGGACTTCATCTCGAAGATGGCGGCGGCTGGTGCCCTCACCCCAGATTTGGATTTGGACAATTATCTTCGAAGTTTGGCGAACTTGCCGAAAAAATTGGAAACCGAAGGAAACATGATGGGTCAAGCGGGCATGGAAACCATGCAACCACCGTCCGCAGGTTTCGGAGCCCCCGCAGGGGCGCCCGTGCCCGCAGGTGCGCCCGAGGAGACGCCGCCCGACGACGGGACGAATCTGATGGACAAATACGCCCCGTTTCCTGCCGAAACCCCACCAGCCCAGTAGGCGGCGGAAATGTTCGCCGTCAAACACAGACACACCTCAAAGTGCCGCCACACGCACGAGGATGCCCTTGAAATCGTCCAAAAAGGCATCGAGGATGTAACAGACCCCGTTTTGCTCCGAGAGATTCAGGCGCTTGCCTCCGCCTACGAGAATGTTTTTGCGGGTTTATCCAGGGCGGCTACCACTGCCCGTAATGCGATGCTCGCCACCCAACAAATCGGGACTCTGGATTTGAGGGCGTTTCAGGAGGTGTTCGCTCGGGAGGTGGTACAAAATTTGAACCGTTCCTTGGGTGATGTCACCGACGAGACCCGTGCCCAGGTGGTACGGGATGCGGAAACCGCAGTCAGAGAGTTGCCGAACCGCATCGGTCTCCAGTTTTCTTTTGATGCGACGGACCCTCGGGCAATTCAGTGGGCTCAAACTCGGGCGGGTTCGCTGATTCGCCAGATCGAGTCGGAGGCTTTGACGGCGGTTCGAGGAATCATCGGCGAGGCGGTGGGTGGGGAGTTCACCGTGATCGAGGCGGCTTCTCGTATTCGTCGGGTTGTCGGTTTGCACGACAGATGGCAACAAGCGGTTGATAATTTTTACGATGTCGAGTTAGATCGGTTGGAAGAATTGTTTCCCGACCTGGGGATTGACGCCTTGCAGGAATTGGCTGAAAATCGTGCTTTGGGTTATCGGCAAGATTTGATAAACGCTCGGGCGTTGACGATTGCCCGCACGGAAATTGTCGCCTCCCAAAACATCGGGCAACTAATCGGATGGTTGCAGGCGGCAGACAACGGGTTTTTGGATTTGACGCAGGCAGAAAAAGAATGGGTGACGGGACCCGATGGTTGGGTGAACATTTCGGTTTGTCCCGTGTGCATGGAATTGGGCGGCGAACGGGTGCCCGTGTTGTCGGTGTTTTCGAACGGGGAGGCGACTCCCCCCGCCCACCCGAATTGTCGTTGCACGATGAATTTGATCGTCAACACAGGATTGGAATGATATGCCCTGGAATTTGAAAACCGCCGATGACGAAATTTTGGTTGTCCGTGAGAGGGACAAGAAGGTTGTCGGGCGCCACAAAAGTCGGAAAAAAGCGTTGGCGCAGTTGCGGGTTTTGTATTCGTTGGAAAAAGCCTCGTTCGGCGGCGACCGTTCGGCGGCGGGCAGGTACGCCGCCGAGCAAAGATGGAAAGGTCATCAGAAGAAA